TAGCATATTGCGGTCGCTTAGGAAGCGGACTGCCTGCGTGGTCGAGTCCATCAGGTCGTCATGCTTGATCGAACGCTCGCCAGTAAAGCTGCAAAGCTGCGCCACAAGCGGCTCTGCCCAAGTCTTAATCTGACCCGGACGCTTTTCAGACTCTACCACCCAAACATAACCATGCGCAAATATGTGCGAGACCATATGCAGGCGAGCAAGCTTGTCTGCCTTGCCGGGGTTGTACGGGTAAGCGAGGATCTCTTCTCTCGACAGCATCTGGCGCAGGCTGATACCCGACCCCTTGTCCTCGATCAGCAGCAGGTCAGGCTTGCGGCCTACAAGATAAGACGACTTCGGGCCAACCATCGGCTTAATCACCGGCTTCATGTCGCCCTGACCGTACTGGACGCTCATCTCCTGCTTCACGCGAGCGATCAGGTCGGGCAAGCCTAAATGCTCTTCCCAGCAGTCGAGCAGCAGGATGGCTGGTTTCTTGTCGTATTTAAAGTAGCCCCAAACCGAACAGGCGCTCGGGTCGGCGTCGCCCTTCTTGTCGGTGGTCTTCTCGGTGAATGCGGTGTCGAGCGACATAATGATGTACTCGAACTCGGGCAGCGGCTTATCAGCAGGCCAGATCTTGAGCCACTGGCGCTTGATGATGCCGTCCTCTTCGGGATTCAGAAGCTCGGCGTAGATCTCCTGTCGCCCGATCTTGCTGCCCTCGTATTGCAGGATCTGCTGCTGGAACTGCGGCGCGAGGTTGTCAATGTTGTCATAGGTCGAGGCGGTCGTGACGGCTACGTCTTTGCCGTTGCGGGCGATCAGGCTTCTGATCAGCGCCTTCGGCCTCGGGGTCGTGGTGGCGATCTGGCGGACTCGGTCACCCAGACGCTGACCGAACTGGATCATGTCCCACGCATCGTCGATGTAGTCCCATGCAGCCAACTCGTCAAACCAGCCGCCGTGAAACTGTGGGCCTCGGAACCGCTCGGGCTCGGACGCCGGGATGCCCTTGATGATGGACTTGTTGATCAGGTGAATCTCGCACTTCTGCACCTTGTAGTCTTTGATCAACTCGGGCGGGATGACTGCCAGCAGGCCAGACTCACCCTCGAAGCAGACGCCCTGCACATCCGAACTGGTCGGAGCCGCCACCAGCCAGCGGGTGTTCGGCTCGCTCCACGCCCACCAGCCTAGCTGCTCGGCTGCGGTGCGGGTCTTCCCGGCACCCCGGCCTGCAAGCATCAGCCAGATTGTCCAATCGTCGCCGGCAGGCAGGATCTGGTGCTTGTGAGCCGATACCAGCCAGCGCAAGCGCCACTCGTAAGCGATCCGCTGTATGCGGGGCAGCTTGGAAAGCTTCTCCTCAAGCGAGCAGTCCAGCAGGGTCTTGATCTCCTGCTGCGCATACTTGGCGGCTACCTCGCGGTCAACGACAGGCTCGGTCATGCGTTGCCCTTGGTGTTGTAGCAAAGCATGATCTGCTCGGCGATGGTCTCGGCTTGCTCGTCAGTGATGTCGTCAAGGTCGATTATGCCTTCCGATGTCATGATGCCAGCGACGCGAACCCCATCGAGCTTCTGGTCGTCCCGGAACCACTCAATGAACTCCCTCGGGGTCACCGCTTTGCCGCCTCAATCTTAGCGATCAGGTCAGCCACAAAGGAGGCATCGGGACTGGTCGTCAGCGGGTTCTCAGCGTCACCAGCCAAGATCTGGCGGTCGCCGTACTTCTTGGGGTGCCACTTAGCCAGCAGCCTCAAGCGCAGGTCGGCGCGGTTGCGCTGCCATGTCACATAGCCTGAATCAACGGACTCGCCGGTCTTAGTCAGGACGTATTCGGGCGGCGTATCGATGATTTCGAGCGCCTCCTCAGCGATGGCGTCAGCGCCCTGCTCACGCGCCTGTGCGATGGCTCCCGAAAGTTCTTTGTCGCGGGCCATCCACTCGTAGATCTTCTGCCACGCTGGCATATGGTCGTCGCGGCATATCTGACGTAATGGCTCTCCGTTAGATAGTCTCTCGCATATCTCTGCGGCTAGTTCTGGGGTGTATTTGGATGGTCGCCCCATCTTCTTTCGGGGCTTCTGTTGCTCGGCGGCAACTGTGTCGGTGGGTTCGGAAGGCTCAGACATCATCAGTCTCCGGTCGATGTAATGTCGGCAATATACCTGTTACATCAATCCCTTGCAATGATGAGGCGTTGGTAGCGTCGCAATCCATGTATAAAGCCTATGCGAACTCGGCGCTCACCCTTTCCTACCAACACGGCTGAGGACTGGCTATCTAGCTTGCCTCATCCAGAGTTTCCTAGGACTGCTGGCTATCTTTTGGCAAGCCTACTAAGTCTTGCGGACTCAGGCTCCAATCCTCATGCGTGTTGCTTCGCGGCATCGTGTTACCGCAAAGTAATGTCAAAGTTTATGCGCCCTTAACCTACGGCAATACTCCCTGTCTTGCGTCGAAAAGTCTGGACTGATCTCCGCCACTGTACACTGGATCTGCGGTTTGGGCGGGTTGGTCAATACATACACAAAACAGCAGAATGCGATGATCCCAACCAGCCCATAGTATACAAGAACCAGCAACTTCATGTTAAATTTTCCTCTGATGGCTTGGCACCCATCGACACACACATCGTCGCAAACTGCTTGTGAGTCTCTTCGTAAATGTCATGAAGTTCATTCATAGCGTCTTGCAATACATCAAGTTTCAATATTAGATCAGCCCGCTCAAATTCCTTCGAGAGTGTGATCTTAGTCTTGTCAATGCCGGGGTTGTAGGTAACGCTCAATGCTCTCATGTACTTTTCTCCTCTATGTTATAAAACCAATCGTCACCTGCTGACCACTTGCGGGTGCCGTCTACCGTCCAGAACTTCTGCGCCGCCTGAAAGTCAGGGAACTTTGTCTCAGCAGGGATCAGGCTCTGGTCATACCACAGGCACCGATTGTTCGGCTGCGCGGCAAACTGCCCGTTGTCCAGTGCAATGAAGTTGAAGCTCTTATGCTCCTCGGCCTGTTCGGTAAAGCCAGTGTCTACGTCCATGCCATCAGCGCAGAAGTCCACCGTGAACATATATCGCCCGAAGTGCCAAGCCTTGTCCTTACCCAAGAACTTGACGCCCAGATTGCGCAAGCCGATCTTCTCCACCACGGTGAAACGGTAACCCATGCAGTCCCATAACTGCAAGGTATCAATAGGCAGGTCGCCGTGATCCTCTGTCCATACATAAGCGTGGATCGGCAGCTTGTCATACAAAGCGCCGTAGTTAGGCAGCAGCGACTCGATGCGGAACACCTGCCCCCGCAGGGCTTTGATGCTCACCCAGATCGCGGGCTCCAGTTCGCCATGCCCCTTCGTAAAGTTGTACAGGAACTCCCTGCGGACAAAGCACTTGATCGGCGGCAATGAGGCCACGACGTAGCTCATGTGTTCTTCTCCTTTAGCTTGGCTTCGATGGCTTCAGCAAACCATTTAAAACCTAACGGCAATCGTTTTGCTTCGCCGTCAGTTTGTGCTAAACAGTCAAACATTTCCTCATCCGTCAGCCCCTGCCAGTTGCGCTGTGGTGGGGCGGTGTCAAACTTGTTGCGCGGGTCTAACCCACCATCGGAAATAATGTCGCTATACGCCACCGGCTCCGGTTCAGGCTGCGCTAGTCGGTCATTCAGTTCTAAGATTAAATCCTCATCTGCCGGACAACCATCCCAAAGATGCACCAAGGTGTCCCGCGCCATTTGCATCAGTTCTCTGTCAGTCATTCCTGCCCCCTTAATCGGATAGCTGCGGCGATAGCCAGCGTACCGTAGCCCTCGATACCCATCTGCTCGACGAGAAAAGCACAACGTTCGCGCTCAGTTCTCACGCCATTGAACAGGGCGCGGTTCCAGCCCTCAGCAATCTGCCAGTCAAGCTCGCCCAGCAAGTCTTCGACGGTCTCGCCATGCCCCGTGGCATAACCACGCTTCATCATCCAGTCAGCCAGCTTGTTAGCGTCTTCGCTACTCATGCCTACCCCTCCGCCATGTTCGATAGACTTCAAGCAAAGAAGCTGCGATAGCACCTGTGGTCAACCCAAGCAGGAAGTAAGCCCAATTCATCATGTAAGTCTCCGGTAGGTCTTGACGCTCTCCTGCGGGCATTCGTTGCGCTTAGGCATCTCTACGATGACGTAGATCAGGCACCCCGTGAACACCAAGATGGTTATCAGGTGGATCATCAGCAATACTTTAAAGAATTTATTCATTAGGCTTAATCGCTTTCAAGGCAAAGGCAAAAGTGTCCTGATTTTCGGCGCTGTAAATCGTCTCAAAGTCAGCCTTGTAGACCCGCCTGAAGTCAGACGTAGGCGTCACACCCACCCTCGCCGCATACTCGGCCTGCGACAAGAACAGAAGGTTCTCTGGCTGCAAGATCCTCGTATGCGATGGATCACCCCAAGCCCACCGGGACTGAAACGACGGGCATTTAGCGAACAGGACGCCATTGGGCTTCAGGATGCGCCAGAAGTCAGAGAACTGGGCGAAGAAGAACTCCCAATCACCCTGCCGCCCAGTATGCTCCAGCACCTCATAGGCGTGGATCTCGTCGAAGGAACTATCGGTAAAGGGTAGCGGGATCTGGGTCAAGTCCCACACAACGTCTGGGTTGCACTCTTTGTAGAAATCCAGTGTGGTCAGATTGCTCCACGACTCCTGCTCCTTTAGGAATAGGATTTTTTCCCGAGAGTTGCCGCAGCCAATCAGAAGCTCGGTTCGGTCACTCATCATCATCCCGCTCGTAACGTGCGTCGTACATAGCGTCCAGACGAGCCTCCTCGCGGCGCTCGTAGTCCCAATTAACATCTTTAGCCCACTCTGGCAAAGAAACTGGCGTTGTGTTTTCCATGATGAGTTTCCGGGAAAGCCCGGATTGCTCCGGGCGGGTTGATTAGAAGCTTGGGTTCAGTTCGCTACGGTGACCGTCAACCAGCGACCAGACACCGTTGTATTTCCAGTTAGCCGTCTGCTTGCGACGGTAGAACTTCTGGCCTTCGGTCGTGGTGATCATGCGGAAGCTGGCGCTGATCGACTTGATATGACCGCAGGGATAGTAGTCACCGTTGAATGCGTAAGAGACAGCCTCGCCGACCGCAGGAGCCTCGATAACGTCAAAGCGAGGCCAAACACCGTAACCGCCGTCAACAGGCAGGTAGAGCTTGCCAGTGGCCTTCTGAGCCGATTCAGCGATCTGCGCTGCGTGTTCGACCGACTCGATGTCGTGGCGGGTCATCCAGCCCGAACCGTCGGCGCTCTTGGATGCCCACTGCTTGTCACCCTGCGGGTACTCGGTGGCTACTGCGACGACTTCTTTCTCTGCGTTTACTTGGAAGTGCAACATGATTCGCTCCTTATTCAATGTCCTGCGAAGTGCAGTAATGTAATCTTAGGTTAAATCTGGGGAGGCGGTCAACCCCCCCCCTGTAAATATTTTTACCGCTCGACGGTGCCGACCAGTTCGCCGTCCATGACCATAAACAGGATGTGCTTGGCGCGGTTCAGGGTCTGGCGGGCGCTCTCTGCGCTACCGTGAACCAGTTCCTCCTGAGCGTCCGACATCAGGCCAGCCACGACCATGTTTGCGCCGGACAGCTTGTAGGTGATGCCGTCCTTGACCGATGCCACAAATTCGTTGATGTCGCAGCCGTACATTGTGATTTGCTTGTTCATTTGATTCGCTCCTTAAATTCGCTGTTAGGGTGATTATTTGGCAAGACGCTCGGCGTGGTCTCTAGCGCGAAGCAGGGTGCTGTACGAGCCACAAGGCTGGTCGCCCTTGAACACACGCCAGCTAGTGGACAGGCTGTTGCAACGGAAGCCGTAACCTTGCTCGCGGACAACCTTGATGTCACCAAGAGTAAAAACTACTTTTTCGCTAATGATCATGATTCGCTCCTTGGATTAGTTGCCGACGTTCACGCCATCGATGCCAAGCTCCAGCAGGCGCTCGTTAGCGGCGTTGACTGCGGAGGTGAACATCTCCAGCCAAAAGTCTGCGTGATCTTCGGTCATGCCGTTGACCAGCACGTTCTGGCGGTCAACCAACTCGTCGCCAAGCACCCAGCGTGGCAGACCGAGCTTCTGCTCGACCATTTCGAGGGATGTTTGCAGGTTTTGGTAATCTTTTTCTGTGAACTGTTTCATGTCTTTTCTCCTATTCGCTGTCCTGACAACGTGTCAGTGATGTAATCTTAGGTTAAACGATTGGGGGCTGTCAACCCCCTTTCGCAAAATATTTTAAATATTTTTACCAGCCGTACTTATCGGCGCAGATGGGGCCGATCCCACGGTCAATGCTGGCCTTGTTGGACAGCGTCTTGCCGCAGCAGGAGCAAGCCCCTACACGGTTGCCGTAGGCCACGGCAGCAGCCTCTGGATCGCTGGCAGCAGCCACGACACGGGACTCGGTCTCAGCGCCGCAGGAGCGAACCTTGAGGAACTTGCCGCCGAGGATCTTGCCGAGGTACTCCTCGCCCTCTTTGACGTACAGAGCGCCAGCATTCTTGCCACCTTCCGGGGCAGCAGTGAACACAAACGAGTCAAGGCGGAGGCGTGGGTACTTGATGCCCTTTTCCTTGGCGCTAGCGAATGCCTGTTCGATCTTCTCGACAGTCACGGTAGGCGCTACGTCAGCAGCAGCAGCCTTCTCAGCAGCCCACTGAGCCTTGCGCTCTGCCGACTGGACGGTCAGGCGCTGAACGGTAGCCATCTGCTTCTCGGTCAGGGTGCCGTACTTGTTGAGGGCGTCCTGCATGGCGCGGGCGAACTCGAAGCGTGGAGCCTCAGAATCGATCCATGCGGCCTCGGCAGGGTTCTGCTCAGTCCAGACTGCCACCTGAGCCTTGATCGCGTCCTGAGCGGCTTCCTTGCGCTTCTGAGCCGATGCCTTGGCCTTGGTGCGGTACTCCGGGGAGGTCTTGAACTCATGCTTGCCGATACCGTCGCAGCCGTAGCAGACCACGCTGCGGGGATTCATGTAGCCGATAGTCACGCGACCTGCGCCATTGCACTTCTTGCAGTTCTCGACGTAGACCGTCTTGGTGGGGGTGGGGGCGGTTTTGAATGCTGCTACCGGGGTTTCCAGATCGTCAAAGTCAACCATGATTCGCTCCTATTCGCTGTCCTGCAAGTCGCAGTAATGTAATCTTAGATTAAATTATCTGACCCCGTCAACAACTTTTTGAACAAGTCAAAGAAACTCGACCGCTTTTTTGCAGCCGAGTTTCCATTTTCATTTAGGTAACTATGTTCTGGTCTGGCAGGATGATGCTCGGCTCTTCCCGTGGCGCTCGGCGCTTGTTCACTGTCAGCCGCATCCCGGCTATCAGCCGCTTAACCTTGTCGTACCGAGTGGCAACGTCATCCTCCGACGCCTCAAGGTTGCCAATGAAGGCCTCAACGTGCGTCAGCACAAGGTCGCAGCCGCTGTTGAATACATCTATCTCGGTTTGCGGCTCAACCATAGTCTCGTTCATTTTTTCCCTCCTCTGGTTTGAATGTGATCTTCACCCCGTCCTCGCTCCTCTCGAAAACGAGGTCGGGCTGCTGACCGCTCTGGTCGGGCTTGTGCAAGCCATGCTCGAACACAAACCCGACTGCATCTAGAACTGTCCTGAATTGCTTCACTGAATCCCCTTAGTCCGGTCTGGATGCAGACACGGCATCGATGCCATGCGCCCGCAAAACTTTGACAAAAGCATACGCACCAGCCTCCAGTATGTCCATCGACTGGGTGTGGTTGTTGGTCGGCCTCCAGATCTGCCAGCCCTTCTTCCAGTGCTTGCTGCCAATGTTCTGCTTCTTGAGCCAGTTCACAAACTTGCTGCGACCGTTCGGGAGTTCAACCCATGCGAAGCCGCAGTAGTACGGTTCACCATATTGCTCAAAATATTCCTTCTCCGCTTTGATGCCAGCCGCCAGTGCCTCGTCGTAGATTGCTTGAAAGTTTTCCATGATTCGCTCCTGTTTAATTAGTTTGCCGGGGATGAAATTTGCATACGCGAGTCGTACAGCGGAGAATCAAAAAACGCCACGACTTCCGCATAGGTCTCAAAGTAATAGTGGTGATGGCTCACGCTTGCGCACCAGTGGGTTTCAATCAATTCGCTGTTGTGATGGTCTCTGTATTTCATGGCAACCCCCTGATTAACGTGAAGTGACTTTGACGGAGAAAACAGCAGCGGTCTTGGTGTACTTGGCGAGTACGTCGGCAGTGATGCCCAGATCAGCGGACAACTGCTTCCAGTCGATGGTGCTGCGGTTTGACTCGACGACGGTAGCCTTGAACAGATCGCCCTCAAATACCTTGCTGCCGCCGGGAGCAGTAGCCGAATCCTTGAGGTCATCCTTGATGGCGCTGGCTTGCTTCTCCAGATCTGCGATCTGAGCCAGCAGTGCGCCGAGAGTGTCGATGTTGTTGAGGTCGTTCTTCATGGTGTCGCTCCTTATTCGCTGTCCGGTCTCAAGTGACCGTAGGCGTAATGTAACTGGAGCTTAAACGACCTGTCAACGGGTTTTCTTCAAAAAGGCAAATTATTTTCTTCGAGGGGCATCCCATCGGTCAGGAGCCGCTGGATCGTTACATTTAAGGCATCAAGCTCATCCATCTTGCGGATAGCCCACGCCCGCTTATTTCCATGCCAGCCCATCATTGACCCTTGGTGGCAGTCGTAGCAAAGCGCCACGGCGGTGTACTGCTGGCCTTGGTTGATGTGGTGGGCGCTACTGGGGGGAGGGGCGTTGCAGACGGAGCAGGGGAGGCTCTTGACCCGAGCCAGATGCTTACGCTCCGCTGCGTTGAGCTTGTTGTTCATAATAAAACATAGCCCGCATAAGTTTTTTTTCTATCTGCCGAATCCTTTCGGCGCTTAATCCAACCAAGTCACCGACCACCCGCAAAGACTTTCCCTGACAACGAAGCTGGGTGACCTTCCAGTACAACTCCAACTTGCTTTTGTTCATATGACCGTAAAAAGAAACAAAAGCATCAAACAGGGTACGGCTCGGCGCTCTATCGTTGCCAGCCAGCTTTAAATAAAAAGCTTGGACTTTGGTCAGGTCGCTGATCATAGCGTCACCTTTTCAAGAAAACGAGCAGAAGCTTCTTGTGACCGCCATACCTCGATTCTGGCCTGCGCTGATACCATCTCCCACCGGAATGTCTCTTCGGCCTCCACAGCAAGCCTGAGCGCCTTCAAATGAGTTATGTATTCCTCGCTGCTGAGGGCTTCCCGCTCTTGAGCGTTGACAGCAGTCTCAAGGCTCTTCTTCATCAAGATCGCCCGCAAGCTTTTGGTGTACTCCTCAAGATAAATTCGTTCGGCCTTGGCCTTTGCGTATGCAATCCTGTTTTTGTAAATTTGCTCGACTGCATCATGGGGATCGATCTCTCTAGATTTCATGGCTCACCCCAACAACCGAAAAAAAGCAACCGCAATTCCCAAAACAGCAAAGCTACAAATAATCGCAATTATTGCGATGATTACCATTATCATTATTTCAAATTCGTCCATTTTGCTTTCTCCTTGTTAAGCATTGTTCGCACACCCAACGCTGTCTCAGACCATTTGCGGACTTCACATATTCACCACCAATTACCGGCTTCTTTTGCTGGCAGCTAGTACACCACCTAGGTGGGGCTTCGACTTCTCTCCTTTTGTCCACGACTGATTACTTTCTTCACTTGCTGTTTATCCATGTTGAAGCGTTTGGCTATCTCACCGAGAGAAGCGCCACGCAACCACGCCTCATATATTTGCACATCTCTTTCAGTCATGCGTCCCTCAATGTAATCTTGATTGTCTTACCCTTCTCTTCAGTCCAATAGATTCTCAGGTCAACGATCTGCGAATCATCCTCATACACTCCTGCGTTCATCAATGCGTCCAGTGGTGCCTTCAGGTAGTTATCCAGATCGCGTCGCCGGTTGTCCGGCTGGTTGGCTGCGATCTCCACCTTGATGTTGCCAGCGAACCGCTTGCGCCCTGATAGCAGCACCGCCTCAAACACAGCGACCTTATACTTCCTGCCAGACTCACTCAGCAGCACCCTTCCCTTGAATGACCGCCAGTAGGTATTCACGCTTGGCGGGAAGGGCAACTCCATCGTTACTTCCACTCTCCGTTCTCCCCTCGGTTACCCTTCTTCCATTGGTCACGAACATCTCGCTCAAGTATCGATTTCGGATGGCGCTCATTCCAGCCGGGAATCCGTCTGCCATCCTTCTCAGCCCAACCGTTGAGAAATTGGTGAGCATACTGGCGATCAGTAACGCGCCACCGAAGAACCTGCCTGACAAGGCAACGATGCCTGAACTCATCATCGCCCTGCCCCTCATTAAAAATCACCTGTTGCATCGAAATCTATCGGTAAGTTACCCTGCTTGTCCACAAATTGTTGGCTGTCGTGGTGATACCAGAACGAGTACCACTCCTCGCCTTCACCGTTCCTCTGCTTCTCGCATAAGAGCATCGCATCAGGAAGAGCGTAGTCAACATCTTTACCCTGCTGGATCGCGTGTTCCTTGGCCTTGTTGCGCCACAGGATCAGCACATTGTCTACTTGATCCGTAATAGACGACGACCCACGGAGGTCAAACTTTGAAGGACGAGCTTCATCATTTTGTAGTTTGCGAATATGATGAACGAGATGAATGTGAACATCATGATCACGGGCAATAGCAGTAAGCTCATCGATGAACGCTTTCTGAGCATTGTAGTCATCCTCTCCTGAAACGCATTTCATTAGGCTGTCGATGAAGATGTGATTCATGTTCATCTCGATAGCCGCATATCGACAGACCGCAGCCATCTGCTTGGCATTGATCGTACCCTGCTGGTCATAGAACCATAGCTGGTCACCAGCGTATGACTTGAACCGGCGGTAGGTCTCCAGCCGCTGATCGTTAGACTGCCTTGGCACAAGCGCATTATCCAAATTGCGACCGGCAAACTGGCGCAGCATACGCTTCACGCTGGTCTTAGGCTTCATCTCAAACGAAGCAATCAGAACCCGCTGCTGTTGTTTGATCAGGCTGAGAGCAACCTGCCCTGTCATCAAACTCTTGCCACCGCCATTGGCACCCGCCCAAACGGTTACCTCACCGGGACGAAATGCGAACGTGCCTTGCGTAGATACCCACGGCATGGGAACGCTGCGATCCTCCACCGGATTCGACAACTCATCCTCAAGCTCCTCAACCCAGAGCCGAGCCTGCTTAATTTTTTGCTTGTGATCGGTCTCTTCCATGTAGGAAGAAAAATCGATACTTTCTTCATTGAGGAACATAGTCGTTCCACTCCCCTAATTCGCTGTCGATCAACGTCCCGCCGCATACGGTCAGAACCCTCTTTGCCTTCGCTTGCACCAGCGCCTCATGCAGACGCTTCGCCTTCTTATAAATCTTGCAGCCTGAAACGTGAACCACCAACCCTACCGCAAATCGCAAGTCAAGCAAATCTGGCGACTCGGTCTGCGCGATTTGCACCTCTGGGTACAGATCAAAACCCCTGAACTTGTCCCAATGCATCCAGCCCCTGCTATCGTCCTCGCCGTGGCAGATCCAAACACCAGCTAAAGGCTTGCCCATCTTGCGATGCGCTACCAGCTTGTCATGACCTCTCATGGCGGCTCTTCAAAAAGTTGATGGCTCTGATGCACTCATTGTCGGTGAACTGACCGATATGCTTCTCCCTGTCCAGCCCGATCATCTTCGACAACCAGCGGTAGGCAGTGCGCCGAGGCATCTGCTGACCACGCCAGTACGGATCGAACAACCCGTGAAGCGTTACCTTCAGCCGCCGCAACTCAGCGTTTGCCAACCGACCCACCGGCTTACCATTCGGCTTGACAGCAATCCAAGCCTTACAAGGCAGGCAAGCCCAATACTTGCGCTTATCCTTCTCGGGGCGATAGGGATACAGCACAGAGCCGCCTACAAGCTGCGCGGGCTTCTGGCAGTAGTCGCATACCACCTCGCTCATTTGCGGCCTCTGAGCCAGTCTGGTGAGGCGCTGGGGGCTATTGCTCCGCCACCAACAGGAACCCCGTCTTCCCAACGACTTTGGTTCAGGTACGTCAAGGGAGCGGGGTCAAAGCCATCAAGCCATTGCTTTGTGGTCTTCATGGCAAGAACATGACCAACGATGATTTGGGAGTTTGTTGACAACTTCCTCCGCTTCCAAATTTCCAAGCACTTTGCCTTGCCAACCTTTCTTTGGCTTGAAGGCCAAGCTTGCCAAAACTTCTCGAAATCGGCATCTGCCGACACAATAGTTTTATCTATTGGTTCTTGGTTATTGGTTAGGATCTGTTTCGCTTCTGATTTCAGATCCCTCTTTGATCCCCAACGTTTCTCATTCGCTTTGCGAGCCGAGTCTGACTTCGCATGATATTTTGCTATTTCAGCATCACATCTTTTCTGAATCCATCTGTTTTCAGAAAGCTCAAAAAAGGTCTCCAAGATGATCTGGATGCGATCCGGTTCAGATCCCAAACGGAAAGCAAGCTTCGCTGGCTCATTGGGGATTGGCTGCTCGGTGTCGTAATACATCCAGATCAGGCGAAGGTAAACCATCGCGTCAGAGTCCGAGAGGGACGCAGTGTCCCTCTGGAAGTCTCCTATGTGGTGTTGGTAGTAGTGCATGTCTACTCCACCCCTTCATTCCACGCAGCCTCGATCTCGTCCTTATTCCTGAAAGCCCACGCATCAATTTCTCGAATTTGATCGATGGTCAGGTAAATCGTGACGGGCTGATTGAAGTCATCAGACCATTGCTCGATGACAATCTTTCCTTGGCTGTTGAAATCAACGTGCGCCGACTTTGTAGCTTTCAATTCCATAGCTTTCTCCAATGAAAAAGCCCTAGGTGAGACTCTCATCCGTAAGGATGTTGGCGGACTGGTGAAGCAACCAGCAGAGTCCCATCTAGGGCTTGCTTCGTTAAACGCGCCGCCAAGCGCAGTGGAACTAATCATACCGCAAAAATATCTGGACGCAATACTTTGCGCTTGACCTTGCCCTTGGTGTACTTTTCGATTGCGACAGCAAGTTCTGCCGAGGGCGGTTGCCTTTCTGTTATTACAAGCGAGAGCCAAGTGCGGCTAATTCCTAGCGCATGAGCCATTGCCGCCTTTGCGCCTCGATCTTTGTCGTAGAAGTATTCTTGCAGTGTCATTTTTTACCTCAATGTTGTAATTGAGGATTACATCACAGAAAAAAAATTATCGCAAGTGTTGTAATTTGGTATTACATCGATTAGGATTGTGCTTTAAGGAGGCATTACATCATGAACATAGACAGCGAATTTAGCGACATCATCCCGTACCGCACAGAGTCCGGCCTACAGATTGGCAAGTTTTACAAACCGCCAAAGATCTACGGCAGCGGAGATGACATCCTCGACCTGAGCGACAGCTACATGATTCAGTCAGCTTTGATTGCAGACGGTGGACAGCTTCGCAGGGAGAAAATGATTGATTTGTCGATGCTGACAGCAGCGATAGCTTTTATTGTCATTGTTGTTTTATTTGTATGAGCGAAGCCGAATACCATCAAATGCAGGTTGAGCGTCAGCAGATGCTTGAGCAGGCTCTAATGAGAGCCATAAACCATTCCGCGACGGAAGATGACTGGGCAGTCATCCGTTATGAGTGCGGTCTTCCAGCCCAAAAATCAAAAGGTGAATATTATGAGTTTGATAGCGAGAAGCAACTCTTCAAGTAGTGGCGATTTTGTATCTGTACCAGTCGGAATGCATTTGGCTCGGTGCTATCGGATTGTTGATTTGGGTACGCAACCAAAAATTGTTGCCGGTATCTCCAAACCACAGCGCACAGTCATGATCAGCTTTGAAGTTCATGGCGAAGACGCATCTGGCAAGCCAATGGTCACCTCCCGTGGCGAGCCTATGAGCATCTCTCAGGACTACAACCTGACTTTGCATGAGAAGTCTGTTCTTAGCAAACACCTTGAAAGCTGGCGCGGATCTACCTTCACCGAGGCAGAAAGAAGGGGTGATGGCTTTGATCTTAAAAAAATCCTTGGTGTCTGGGCAATGATTAACGTAACCGCTACAGTTAGCAAAAACGGCAAGACCTACCACAACGTCGCCGGCATACTCCCGGTGCCACGCATGATTAAGGATTCAGGTCTGCCGGATGGCTTCAACAAGCTAGGCTGCTTCTCGATGGAAGACGAAAAGCCTGACATGGAAGTATTCAATACGGTCAGTCAGTATAACCAGAACAAAATCAAGCAGAGCCGAGAGTGGCAAGCTTTGTTTGGTAATAGTGGCGGCAATGAAAAGTATGAGCCGTTTGAAGAAGAAGACGATATACCCTTCTGAGGAGAATCATGAATAAACCAAAGCCACACGACCTGTTCGACTTCCTAATGCGGGAGTCGGATCTGGAAAGCGATGCGGCACTTGCTCGGGCGTTAGGTGTTCCACCGCCAACCATTAGCAAGATACGCAACGGTAAGTCAAACCTCAGTGCTGAGATAATTTTGAAGATCCACAGGCTGACTGGTTTGAGCGTGAATACTATCGACAGAATGCTGGAGAAGACACAATGAACGCTGGCGTAATTATTGGCCTACTCGCCTTCGGTGGGTGGTTGACTCACATCTTCACCTGCTTCGCTGAAGGCTTGTGGGGCTTCTTGATTGCTGGCGCGATCATGTTCCCTATTGGCATCCTGCATGGTTGGTGGCTTTGGTTTCAATGAGGAAAAAAAATGGAAAAGAATGAGACGATGATTTCAATTTCTGAGATTCTGGAAATATTTGAAATGGATATTGAAATTCAAATACCAGAAGTAAACTACGAAGAAAAAAGTAAACATGAATGCTATTCCGCAGGGGTGCATGACGGCGGCGCAGCTACTCGCATGTTTTTTCTCCGCGAAGTGCAAAAGAAATTCTCTTCGGGTAATGGCGAAGGCTCATGAAAAAACTACTTCTGATTCTTTTATTTTGCACAAGTGCCTATGCTGAAGAGTATTTGGTTGCGCAAACAGAGACCGGAGGAGAGATTGTTTTGTCATTGACTAAGGGTGTAACAACTTGCGGGGAGACTCTTTACTGGATGTATTTAACCACCAAGAACGGAGACGTTTTTTATGGGTGCTGGGTATATTTGCATGAAAAGATTCACGTTCGCTTCGACAATGGCACCCGCAAGGTGTATGACACTGAGGGCTGGACAAAGAGAACATCAAAATGAGACCTACTTATGAATCTGCAAATGATCTGACAAATGAACTTCAAGTCTCGTCGGTGTTGGCAATAAAGTGGGGTTGCAACTTCTTCAAGATGCCAATTTCGTAC